ATAATCAACACCTTGCGACTTTATATTTCCTTCTTCGTCAATCTCATCTTTTTCACCAACTACTGCATAAGGTATAATTTCTTTTAATTCGTGTGCTAAAACTCCATACATTCTTGAATCATTTAATTTCCAAGCAAAATCATAAAGTTTTATATTTGATAATATATCTAAAGCATTAAAATCTTGCAAATCTTTTTTCAATCTATAATCAGAAGAAGTATTAAATTGTGTATTTGTTGTATTACTTGAAACTGAACCAACAACATTACCACCATTACTAAAAATAATATGACTAAGACCAGAGCCACTGCCTCTATTCATATAATAAATACCATTAATACCAATAGATGTGGCATTTGCATTTACTGTACCAACAGCCGTTTGATTTAAAAATATATTACCATAATTTATTTGGTTACGGTCACTTTTAAGACGCATTGTTTCATTTAAAGTTGCCGCACCATTTGCTGAACCACTTGTACTTGTATTTCTAAATGTTATATCACCTGAATCACTTTCTAAATGTATTGCTGAACCAAAACCGGTTGCTTTATATCTCCAACCATCTAAAGCACCACTTCCATAATATAAATTTTGTGATAAGGCTAAATAATTTGTATATGAATGTACACTACCTTTATTAATAAAATCAATACCTGTAAAAATAGAATTCCAAGCAAAAGGTGTAATACCAATTCCAATATTTCCACCCATTATCACACCATTTTGTGTGCTAAAATTTAATGTTAAATAACCACCATAAGTTTCAATAACTTTATTTCCACCACCTGTTCCACCAATTACTATTCCGTCTGTATCTGAAGAACCTTTCAACCATAAACCGCCTGTATTATATGCAGTTCCACCAACTACGCCATTTATACGCCCACCAAAAGTTGAAACACCTGCTCTTGTAAATTGTACTATTTCCGTGAATGAACTTCTTGCGTCGTTAAATGCTCTTAAATAAAAAATTCCACTATTTGTGCTTAATTGCCATTTTCTATTATCAACGCCTTGTCCTGAATCTGAAAATTCTAAAGCAAGTGAATTGCTATTAGATAGTTGCAATATTGGGTTATTCCCCGTAACCGCAGGATTCATTAAAGTTGCACCACTAAAAGTTGCACCACCTGTTGAACGTGTAATTGTTAAAGGCGTATCAATTAGTGAACCCGCGTCAGAATAACGTCTAATAAAGAAATCTGCACCTGCGTTTGAACCTGATTCTGTGCCACTTACTTCTAAATTTATTCTTGCACTATTATCCGAACGGAATGAAACACTTTTTGCAACAGAAACGTTTGCGTCTAAGTTTGCAATTAAAGCTGAAGCAGCGCCGTCAATATGAAACTTTGTTGTTGGGTTTGCAATACCAATTCCAAATTCCCCTGTTTGTAAAACTGAAATTAATTCAGCACTATTTGCTTCGCTAAATATTCTAAATCTATGGTCTGACTGAACATTGCCAACTGACCACTTGTTTGTACCTGCACTTGCAAAACCTAAATAAGCATTGTTTGTTGAAGTTCCGTTTATGCGTCCAATAATTCCTGAACCGAAAACGTCCAATGCGGTCGTTGGCGCATTTGTACCTAAACCTAATCTGTTATTAGTATCGTCCCAAAAAAAGTTTGCATTGTCTTGTAATAAAGCGCCTGAAGCACCTATAAAACCAACTGAACCTGTTGTTAATGCAGTTGTAATTGTAAGCGTTGCAGTTGAACCAACTAAACTAATCGTTCCGTCAAATCCATTTGCGTCATTAAATACCAATGAAGTTACAATATTTGGCGACAATTCAACGTATGCACTTGTACCTGTATTCCAACGATAAATAATATTTGTATTTAACGCAATATAAATTGTGTCAGCCACACCAACCAAAGGGAATGACGCAAGGTTTGCATATTCTTCAACTGTACCTGTAAACAAAGACGCCATTTGTGAAAGCGTAATTTTTTTACTTATTCCGGTTGTTGGGTCGCCTATAATTGTTAAATCTGATAAATCAGGCGCAAGTTCTGTCGCTAATTGATTAATTTTTTTGGATTCCATTAAAAAGTATAATTTGAAGGTACTTGACACCTATTGTTAATAAATGGTACTGTTAAAGTCACGTCTAATTTTACACCTGCTAAATAATCAGGGTCGCTTTCTGTGTAAAAAGTAATTGGTAAATTCTGATTCAATGTCCACGTCACAATTTGATAATCTTCAGGGTAACGCAATTGTGCAACTATGTCACCGGCAACCTGTGTCATATCTGATAAAACTTCAGTTTCGTTTGTTTCTTCGTTTAACATTCTGTCCATAAAATAAAGACTAAATGAAAAACCAATTTCTTTTGCACCATAACTTGCACCTGTCAATGTAAAAAACATTGCAGGATATGTTACTTCGCCATTGCTTAAACGTTCCCAAACGTCCCCAAAATAAACAAAATCAATTTGTTCGTGTTGGTTTCCTATCGTTGTCAGTTCTTTGACTATTTGGTTTAATGTCATTCTTTTTTGCTTTTTCCAAATAAACTTTAAGCTTATTTTGGTTTTTAATAGTTACTTGTTTACTCATATATTAACAACAACCAATGTTTCCCTGATAACGTTCTTCAAAGCTTTTTCTGCTATCCCCGTCACCGCAACAACCATTATCCCCCAACCACATTGTAACAGAATAACCTTCGTTGTCAGGTTTTATTGAATCAATGCCTGAACCAAAGTTTAAATAATTTGGATATAAAGCATTGTTTTGTTTTAAGTATTTTATAAGTCTTTGTTTATAGAATTCAGCGCGTGCGCGGTATCTATTTGCAACGTCAATCATATCCTGCATTGACGGTGATTCTTGATTTTCACCTGTTTTTCTTATTAAACCCTTATTGTAAAACTGATATGATAAACCTTGCGGAAGTTCTGACATAACAAAATATATCAAACAGTCAACAAGGTAATCGTCCAATAATGTTGTTTGTAATTGTGTAAATGTATTTGCAACAACCGCAGCTTGCAATTCATTGTACAATGCTGAACCCAAAGCGGGTAAAATGTACATATCCTGCGCGGTCTTAATTTCAGGCAAAACCAATTTTTCGTCCACGTTAGCGTGCAACCCGGTTCTGTCCTTAATTGTCTGTACTGATATAAATAATGTGTTTTTGCTCATTCTATTTTCTTGTTACTATGTTTGAAACCCATTGGTGTCGGCAACTTGCTTCGTGTGTATCAGTTCCAGGTACTGTGTACCAACCGCCCTTCCTATCCCAAACGGAATATCCTAAACGCGCGCTTATTGATTCAATTTCTGAACGTGAATACATTTTATTTGCATCTAATAAAGCAACACAAAACGGGCGGCTTGTTTTTTTATCCTTATTTGAAAAACCTGTTTTCCATTCGTAAGAATAACGAATTAACAATTCTTTTGTTTGTGGCTGAATTTTTGTTAAAATATCGCCAATTGGTTCTGTTAAAGTATGTTCAATAATTGTATTTCCGTCAATACCTTCGCCAATGGTATATTCATTTGAAGTAATATATCCTTTGTCAATTAAATCCCTAATAACCAATGAAATTGTATCGGGGTTTTGGTCAAGTGTTGTTGCCAATACGTCCGGCGTTATTCTTTTGTCTTTTGCAATCAAATCAAGTACGTTTGCCTGTAATTGGCTTACGTCTGCAAACATTTGGTATTCAGAATCGTCGTTAAAGCGTGTTTTTTGCTTCCAAACATTAAAGCCTTCCTTTGTTTCACCAAAGTCGTAAAAGGCGCTGAAATCGTCTGCAAATTGCGCTTCCTGTACAACCGGTACTGTTTCTTCAACCTTTTGATATTTTGTAATATCAATACCCGCTTTTTCCAATAGCCATTCCTTCGGTGCAATTTCCTTTAATAAGTTTTCAGTAAATTCAAAGCCAATTGGTTCGGTTGGAATAATGCTTAATTCAGGTTCAACAACGCCACGATATTTTGCAAGCATATTAAACACCCCTTCAAGGTGCATTTGCTTACTATTAACGTAAGTATTTTTAAATATTTCGTAACCGTCGCGCATTTCAGAACGTGCGCCCAATTTACCCGCTTCAGCAATACCGAATATTGAAGGCGTTGTAATTTGGTGACCGCTAAATATATTTGTTTGTATTAATGTGTCAACACGTCCAAAGTCTTCTTTGGTAATATCTGACGCGCCTAAATCGTCAACAATTGGTTTTCTTGCGCTATCATTAACGAAAGCCAAAATAAACTTCTTACCGTCTGAACCGCTAAACCTATTTGTAAAACGCTTTTCAATATTACGCTTTTCTTCGTCTGAAGGTTCGCCATTTGGCAAAGTAATTAATTTACTTGCGCTAAATCCTGTTTGTGCGTTTCCTAAAACGTGTTTGGAAATTTCAATGTCTGATTCAATATAATTTAAAGCGCCAAAGTAACCAGGTAAACTATAAATACCCATATTTGGGCGGTATTCCTTAACATAAAGAATTTGCTTACCTGTTGGATTGTTTGGGTTAAATGACGTATAAATTAAAGACTTTTCGTTTCTGTCTGTCCAATCTTCTTTATACCAAAACTGCGTATTATCTTTATTAGTACGAACTTTTGTATAATCTAAATGCCATATTTCAGCTAATTGCTTCATTTCTGACCAAATAATTTCCAAATAATAGCCACCAAACAATTCTGTGTCCAATGAAACCTTGCGGCTTAAATCGTCCAAAGATTCCATTCTGTTAACCTTCTGAATAAATGTTTCAGCTTGGTCGTTGCCCTTCCAACCATTGCCGGTTATATAATGCACCTTGCTTTTTACAATGGCATTGTGTTTGGCTGACTTATTAAATAATTCAACCAAATAAATTGGGTAATCGTTGCGGTCGCCATACTGAACATATCCTTCACCCTTTTTTTCCTTAAATTCAGGCTGACGTGCTTCTGCAAATGATAATACGCGTAAATCCATTATTGTCTAATTGTGTATGTGTCTGTTGTTGAATATTCAGTAAATTCAAACGGCGTTCCGACCAATTCCATTATCCCCGTTTCCAATAAATTCAAACCGGTTGGGTTGGTATTTGACGTACTTGCTTGTTCGTAAACCTGATATACATATTGTCCATTTAAAGAAGAAGCAAAATTTGTGTTGGTTACAATGCTAAATTCATTGTACCTATCTTTGTACAAACTTAAATCGGTTGCATTTAATTTAACAAACTTTACTTCTGTATTTGCGCTTCTATTTGTGAAGACAAAAAGGTAATTTGGGTTTGTCAATAACTGCTTTTCAGTTAAAGTAAGTATAATATTTTGTGTCTGTCCTTTTGTGAACCTAATCATATAGGTAAATAGCCAAAATTGTAATTTGTTGCACATTAAGTATAAATATGACTTATATGGTACAAATACGTATCAAAAAGTGCATTTTATGACACATTATCGTACGAATAAGTGTTTATAACTTCCGTAATTGTCGCAGTATTACTACTGATTTTGTCAAGTAATTGCTACACTTTGTTATAACAAAAGTCAAGTTATAACATTACTACATAAAAAAACCGCCGAACGAATTAACGAACGGCGGCAAACCTATAAACCTATGAAAAACAAAGTTTTAAGCACCCGGTGTTTCCAACGCATTATAAACAGTTGAAGTTACACTTGGCGCTAACGCAGGTTCAGAACCTGTGAAAGTTAAAGTGAATCCGCTTCTGTCACCTTGCGCAGTACCTGTTGAAGCTGCATTTGCAGTCATATCAATACCACGTGTTTTTCCTAAATACCAATAAATCCCGTTGCTATCTTTTGCGACTGCAACTAAGCTATTTTGAGCCAATAACAATAATTCGTTTCTTGTATTGGTTTGTAATTTGTTAAGGATAATCTGAAGTTCTTGCGCATAGAATACTGTGCCGTTTGCAACGGAAGCAGTCATTGTTTGGTTGAACATAGAAGTATCTTTTACTAAAGCATATTTCCAAAAACGTTTTCCAACTGCCTTAGTTAAAGCGGTAATTACACCACTTGCTTCGGTTGTTGTTGTTACGTTTGCAGCTTCAGTAAAATATACTTCAACGATTCCGCCTAAACTATCGCGACAATCTAAAGAATATCCCTGTGTTAATGCGCACGGCATAATATTAAATTTTAAATTTTATAAAAATGGGGGGATATTTCACCCCCCTATTAATTAAGCCAATATGAATTTCACTGTTTCATCAGGGAATGCAATATTCACGCCCATTTTGAATTCAGATACAAAACGTACTTGGTCAGCTTCTTTTGCGTAGAAAATTTCAAACTTTTCTTCTTCGTTCAATAAGTCTGTACCGATAAACAAGTTACTTAAACGTGCAGCGTAAATTTTGTTTGTGCCATTCAATCCGCCAACAGAAACAACCTTAATCATTGTACCAGGTAAAACAAACTCACCGTCTGCCTTAGCGTCAACTGAATAATGGAAACTGTTTGCGTTCTTTAAAGCAATTGTGTAAGTTCTGAACAAATCTTGACCACAAAAAATGGTCATATCGTCAGCAGCTACAACTTTCGCAGGAATAGAAGCATAAACACCGTCAAAAATGCTGATAACGTTAGCAGCAGTAATTGAACTCAAAGGCGCACCACTAATATAAGTAGAAGCATTTGCAGCTACAACACCCGAAGCAGCACCGATTAATTTTACTAAACCGTCAAACTTGTTTAAGTTTACGTTAACACTTGAAGTGTCACCTTGCCAAATTGCAGTTTCTAATTGTGCAGCAATTGTTTTTGCTTTTTTATCAGCAAATTCTTGCTCAAAAGGAACTGAATCGTACATTGAACCCGTAGGCAATGCTTTTTGTAAATACTTAGCTTCTAAGTCTTTTGGACAAAGTGCTTCGTTTACTTTAATTTTTCCAACAGTCACAGTTCTTTGTGTGAAAGTTGTTGAACCTGAAGCAGTAAATCCGCAGCTTCCGCCTGCCTGAAATATTGCGTCTGTGTCCATAATGTTAATAGTTTCAGCGCTTTTTACGCCAACCATAACATTTCCTGCACTCTTAATCAAGTTTGCAGTCTTTGCGCCTAATACTGAAGACGTCACTAATTGTGCTGCGTTTTGTTCAGTATATGCGGCTAATGCTGATACATCAAATGCCATTGTTATTAATTTTTAGTGTTTAAAATTGCGTTTCTATATTTTTCCAATCTTTGTTCTTTAATATCATTTGTTTTTATAAATGAATTAAAAGAATTTGGCTTTGAAATTGGGTCTGCGCTTGGTGTACTTGAAAGTGCTTCAATTAATTCAGCTACCTGTGCAAATCCTTGCTTAACCTTATTTTCCAAATCCAAAACCTTTGCGTCTGAAACTTCTTTTGCTGCTTTTATTTCAGCAATTTGCGCTTCAAATGCTTCGGTCATTTCTTGCATTTTTTTGTCTGCTTCCTTACCCATATCTTCAGGTGCAGGTGCAGCTTCTTCTTCGGGTGTCACGTCTTCTTCTTTTGAAGAAAGTTCAATGATAATACCGTTTTCGTCTAATTGCATAACAGTTCCGTCAACCAATTGGTGTTCGCCTGCGGGTGCAGGTGTACCGTCAGGCATTGTAACTGAACCGCCAATTTCCAAAGCTGAAATTTCAACTTTTGTGCCGTCCATTAAAGAATATTCAGACATTTCAACCTTTGTTTCTTCAACAATTGGTTCAGCCTTCATTTCTTCAACAGGTGCAGCCGTGTTTTCTTCAAACAAAGCTTTGATTTTTAAAATCGCTTCCTGTGCGTTCATACTTTTTTTATTATATAGTTAAAAAATAAAATGTTTATCACTTAACCTGTGACAATATTTTTTTAATCTCGTCAACCATTGAAGAAACCTTGTTTACTTCCTTTGGTTTGTAATTAAATAACCCTTCAACACTAAAACCCATTATTTCGCCATTCTTTACCTTTTGCCAGGCTTCTTCGTTGTCAACTATCATTGAACCAAACCAAGAACCAACAGGTGCGTCTTCAAACCCTTTCATTGGCATAATACCACGCGAAGGATCTGAAATAAAGCTTTCAAATAATGTTACGTTTTCAAACTGTGCGCTTGAATCGTGCATTAAGTTCACATTGCTTTGGAATCCTTTTTTGAAAAACTTTTGTACAATTTTAAGAATAGTATCACGACTAAAAGCCACATAGTAGTCGCCATAAGTAGCGTCAGACCTAAAAATTGGCGTGTCAGCCAACATAATAGCGCCCGAAATAATGCGACGGTCTTCATTAACAATTTCAAATTTCTGTGTTTTATTAAATGCGTTCCAATTCTTTTGTATTGCAGGACGGTCAACCAATGCAATGAAGTCAACCTGTGAATCGTCTTCAATGTCGTCAGTTATGTCCAACATATATATTGGTAATTCTGTATTCATACCCATAAATAGTTTATTTTATTTAATTTATCGTTTATTCAAATCTTGCTTGGTCTTGTATTTGCTGAACTCTTTTCTGTGAACCTGAAATATCACTTTCAACAACGTATGCACGAATTGCATTATTTCCGCCACCACCACCGCCGCCTGTGCTTCCACCACCGCCACCTAAATCCGGCAAATTACCGCCGCCTAAATCAGGCATTGCACCACCACCGCCACCACCCATTGAAGGTGTACCCGGACTTGGAATATTAACAAAACCCGGTTCAGAAGAACCGCCCGGAATATCAGGTGTTTTAACTGCTATAATTCTTTTAACATTATCAAGACCGCTTTTAATAGCAGCCGCAGCCGCTAAAATACCCAAAGGTACACCGACAATAGGAATTTTTGATAATGAAGCAAATGCACTTGTTGCTGACATATAAGTATCAATAGTAACCGCAGCAATTGCCGCCGCCTTACCTGCAACAGTTTGTTCGCCAATAGCTTTTGCAACATTTTTTAAAGTAGAACTAATTTTTCCTAAATTTTCAGCACGTGCAGCAGCTTCTTTTTTGCTTAATTCAATACGCGCGTCGCTTAATTCTTTTTCTGTTTTATTATATTCAATTCCGTCAATTTTACCTTCATCATAAAGCTTTTTATTTAAAGCTAATGCGTCGTCAACTCCTTCTTTTCTTGCAGTATAAGATAACGTTTCATTATTTATAATTGAATCTAAACGTTCTTTTTCTTTGTCGTTAGCTTGTTTAATATATTTATCGTCTATTTCTGCAAGTTCTGCACCGTGTTTATCTTTTAATGCAGCAATAAGTTCTTGCTTTTGTTTTTCAGTATAATCTGAATTGTCTAAAACCTTTTTAGTATCAGCCGCCAATGCTTCGTCCAATGCAGCAACTTCTTTTTCTTTTCCTTCTTTAAATTTAGCAACGCGTGCTTCTGATAATGTGGCTTGCAATTCTTCTTCAAACTTTTTATCGTTTTCAG